GTGGGAACATCGACCTTAATAAGGAACGGACACCTTGTGGGGATGGTTCGGTTACAATGAACCTGATGTACGGCGGGCGTCATGACGATGCGAAACGTGCGGTGTTTACTTCAACGCAATGGAGTCAAGCGATCAGTGCTAGCAACTATGGCATTGTGTCGCTGCGTACCGGTTATGAAAACGTTCTCCCTCACCGGACTTCTGAACTGTACAGTAAGGTTGCGAAAGCTAACGGTACCGTAACAGAAGTTAAAGACGATGAGCTGGTAATTACCTACGACGATAAGTCTGTGGATCGTTACCCGCTGGGCTTGTACATCGGCGAAGCCAGTGGTGAGTACCATCGACACACTCGTGTTACCGATATGAAAGTCGGCGACAAGTTCAAGAAGGGTGATGTAGTCGGTTGGAACGATAACTGGTTTATGCGGGATATCTTCTGTCCCGGTCAGGTGGGTCTGAAAGGTGGCTTCCAGGTTCGTGTTGGTTTGTTTGAAGACCAAGACACCTATGAAGACTCCATCGCAATCAGCAGTCGTATTGCGAATGAAACCCTGATCCCGTATATCAAACCTACCCCCTTCACCATGAAGATTACGGATAACCTGATTCTGAAGGCTAAAGTAGGGGACGATATCGAGCAAGACTCGATTTTATGCGATATTGAAGAACCGCATTTGGTAGAGGGTAATCACGACGCCTCGTTTGTTGCTGAAGTTAACAAGCTGGGCATCAAGCAAGTTAAATCGACCCACCACGGGAAGATTGTAGACATCCGGGTCCAGTACAACGGTGCTCTGGAAAACATGTCAGAGTCGGTACGTCAGTTCGTTACTAAAGCGAACAAGTTGACTAAGCGTAAGAATCAGATTGTCGGCAGTGCTGTTGAAACAAACGCCGTGTCGGGTATCTTTAACGTGAACCGTCCTAGCATCCAGCCCGATACCCTCTTGGTGATTTTCTTTGTAGAGTCCCTTGATGGGCGTACTCGTGCTGACAAGTTCGTATTCGGTAACCAGCTGAAAGCCACGGCAGGTCGTATCATGACCAAGAAGATGTATACCGAGGATAAGCAGGAGATTGATGCCAAGACGAGCTTTAAAGCACCGTTTAACCGGATGGTGATTTCCTTCCGTAACCGGCTCATTGTTAACGAATGGTCTTTCCAATTCACGAAGCAAGCGATTGCTGTCTATCGGGGTAAATAAGTTATGGACTTCCGTACTCAGAACGGTTTCAAGGACACCCAGGTGATCCTCAAGGAACTGAGTCTGTACGGCGGTGATATCGACGGCATCTGGGGGTCTAAGTCGGCCTCCGGTGTTGTTGCACTCATGCGCTCGTACGCTGAATTTATTGGTCGTGGTGTTTTTACTGCGGCCAGCATGCCTGTTAAAGCTACGGCTGATGGGAAGAACATCATCACCCAGCTCCAAGACTACATGAAGGACTTGGGTGTTTACTTGACCTCCGTGGACGGTGTTTGGGGTAAGGGTTCGTTGACCGGTCTTGAACTGCTTGCGGCCAACTACCGCCGAGTCAACAAGCTCCCTGCCTACGACATGGCCTGGAGTAAGAAGGTCTCCAAAGAGTTCCGTGACAAGATCTATGCCTGGTGCTCTCGTCAAGGTTACGATCCAATCGTCGCCAGCTGGCTGATGGCCTGCATGCACTTCGAATCGGGCGGTACCTTCAGCCCGAGCAAACAGAACAATGGCGGGTCGAACTTCTTCGGCCTGATCCAGTTCGGCGATGATGCGGCTAAAGACCTCGGCACTACCCTGGGTAAACTGGTCGCTATGACCCAATTGGAACAACTGGACTACGTGTTCAAGTATTTCGAGATGTGGGGTAAGCGCGGTAAGAAGTACACCCAGTTGGAGGACTTCTACCTGGCGATCTTCTACCCGGCTGCTGTGGGTAAGAAAGCCGATGCCATCCTGTTCCGCGAGCGCACCGAGGAGAACAAACAACTCATCAGTGACTTCGAAGCCAAGGCGTTCATTCAGAACAAAGGTTTCGACCGCAACAAAGATCGCGTTATCACTGTTGGCGAGATCTGTACCACTATTTACAACACCTATTACACAGGCATGGATCCAGTCAACCGCCTGCCACTTCTTTAAGGACGTCGCGTCATGACCCCTACTCAGATCAACAACGTCATCACGATTGCTAACGCGGTGAGTTTCATCCGTAAAACCATTGATAAGGTCGGCCTGGAGTACATCGCTCCGCTGGATCCTGCCGTACAAGCAGAGCAGATCAGCAAAGCGGTAAACCACAAGGTTCAATCTTCCCTGATTAAGGATCCTCAATAATGCTCAGTAAAGAAGATCTGATTCTCGCCCAGCTGATCGCCAGCGGGTTGCCAGAGAATTACGAGGTGAAAGCCTCCGGCATCATTGCAGGGTTGAACGAAGTTAGCTATGCGGTCAGTCCGTACGCTCCGTCCGCGTTGATCGACCAAGCGATGGAAGTTACCCAGAACCTGACGCCTCACAACGACGTGATGGAACTGGCTACCACCGAAATGGCGAAAGTCGTTCGTGGTGCTTTCGACATGGTCAAGACCTACGGCGTTCCGATGGCTCTCGCTATCGCTGACGGTGTGAGTTGTCTGTACTCGGTCGATTCAGTGATTCGTACCATCAGCTGCGAACTGGATGTCAAGTACATCAACGTTGATGACCCGATGTTCAACCTGGGCATCTATCCCGTTCAAGTTGCCAACAAGTCCCTGACTTTCGAGTCGGTGAGTTTCAGCATGCTGGAACGTTTGAAGTTCGGTTACGTATCGGACTCCGATCTGATCGAATGGATCGGCAGCAAGCACCCAGAGATCGTTGCGGTGCTGGACGACAAGTCCACTGGCGTCTACGAAGCACTGTATGCGATGACCTCGCTGGATGGTTTGCACAACGTCTTCAAGGTGATGGACAACGGCCAGGTGAACTTCACCGAAGTCAAGAGCATCGATATCCCGTTGCTGATGAAGATGTTCGTCATCGCTTCGAAGATGTTCATGACCGACAAGCCGGTTCCATGGCTGGAAGAAGGTTCGTTGGAAGACTACCGCGAATTCACCGGTCTGATCTGGAACGGTCTTTCCCGTTACCTGATCAACCTGAAAGAGTTCACCAACCTGTACCGCGCTCGTGAGATCGTGATCACTGACCTCGCACCTGTGCGTTATAAAGAGATCACCCCTCACGAAGCCCTGGGCGTTAAGGTGAACGTGGTCGAAGGCAAGGTCTTGGTCTTCTACACCGGCGCTATCATGCGTTCTATCACTGAGAGTGGTACTGCGATCAGCGACGTTGTCGTGGCTTATCTGTACTCCCGTGTTAAAGGTCAAAGTTTCAGTTTGAAAGAACTGGCCAATAACAAGCTGCGGGTTAACGAGCTGATGACCCAGTACGTTGGTGAAGTATCGGGTGTCATCCATGGTCGTGCACGGGATGTGTTCTGTGAGAGCGCTGCCATTGCTGTCGCCAAGTTCATCGACGGCAACCAGGCCGCCAAGGAAGCGCTGTACACGTCGATCGGCGACCGGGGTAGCATGACTGCCACTGTCATCCGCGAACGTCTGGGCGAGGCTATCAGCAAGCTCTACAACATCTACAGTAGCCGCGTCGGTAACTACGACGGTGAGATTGCGTCGGTTGAAGATGCCGGTTCGACTTCGTTGATCGGCGAGCGCAAGAAAGAGTGCATCAACATCATTCTTTCCACTGACATCGTTCCTGTCTTCCTGAACCTCTTGGGTTGCAATATGGCTGCAGCGATCATCGCTGCCACCTACGTGACTCAGGATAAAGTGTTCAGCGCTGTGGATGAGCGTAAGCAACTCCATTGTGCTTTGATCCAGGTCATGGCAGGTATTTCCCTGGAGTAAGGTATGGACGTTGGCTCCCTTGAACGGAACAGAGCCAAGATCAAGAAGGCCTACACGGTTCAAGACGACCTTTCGGTTATTGCGAACCGTACCCTCGAAGTTCACATTCCTAAACGGTTTGTGGAGAACGGATTTACCACTTTAGATAACCATGTGTCGTCTACGGTGGTAATGGGTATTGTGATTCCGGGGGAGTGCTATACTCCCCTGATTGCTTTGGCTGATTTGATCCTGTCTCCGTCTGGTATCCGTGATGTGATGATTAATGGAGTACCGTACGTAATTCTGGAGTTTGAAGAAGGTGACACGTTGTTCGAGACGCTTCACTACATTCAAGACCCCAACAAGAACTACGGTTACTTCATGGAGTTTAACTTCTACGCTAAACTCCCGTGGTACATGAACGACGATGATTTCACGTCCCTGTATGACCATGCAGCCCAACAGTGTGGTGCTGAAATGGGGGGTACTCCTGAGCACATGCGTGTTTACGCTTCGTTGCAAATGCGAGACCCCGACAACTTGGACAACCAGTACCGTAACAGTAAAGCAATGTTGGAAGGGCGCCCTGCGGTTATTGTAGGGCTTAATAACGGTGCCATGTTGATCGATGGTACTATTCCGAAGTTGACGGGTGGTTATCTGCAAGACAACACCATTGCAGCGATCGTTAATCCGGATACCAAAGTTACAGACCTCGAGAAGATTCTCAAAGGAGTTCCGGGATGAGTCAAATTATTACACTGGGGAACACTATCCTCGGTCCGGGTAAACGGGGGTCGTTAAAACCTCTCGTTGATCCAGACGGTAAGGTGAGTCCTTACTATCGCATGCCAGGTGGTGGCTTCAACATTCCTAACCGTCACGGGATCACGTATCCCATGAACGATTACTTGAAAGAGTGCATGGGTCCAGACAGCGACTTCGAGCGCCGTATTAAAGACGGTCAGATGTTCTCGGAGTTGGATCACCCCAAGCCTTACTACAACCTGGTTATCGGCGGGCAGATTGTCCGTAAAGAGATCACGGAACTGTGGGAGTGGGTGAACCGTCTGAAGATGATCGACATGGACAACATTGCCGGTCACATCCGCAAGATCCACTGGGATACCTCCAAGGGT